AAAGCATTGAAGCGGCTGGTCGTGCAACAGGATTAACTACAGGAACAGCTATTGGAATTGCTCTACGAGAGAAACGCCAATGTAAAGGGTTTTTGTGGCGATATTCGGGTGTATCAAAAGAAGACCAGTATTCAGACCAACCGGTTATAAAAATCAATTGTACAACGGGTGTTCATTCGCAATTCAAGACGATTGCTGATGCCGCTAGAGATTGTGGTGTTTCAGCACCCGCACTACGACAGCGCGTTTTGACGAATGTTCACATAAATGACCATCATTGGGTATTTGATAAAAATTCAACGCATTATAACTAGATATAAAAAATATTTGGTTATATTAGAATGCCATTCACCAAGAAAATGATACAACAACTCCAAAAACCCTCCTTAAAGGCGTTTGCGTTCAACGGGGAACCATCTCCAGAAGAAATAACTTTACTAGATGAATATTTTTGGGATTTCCCTAACGCAACAAAGAGAGTTTTACGCGACGGGACCGGGCTATATTTAGTCCAACGAAAAGCGACAAGAACATTAGATATGAGTTCTCTCATGAGTTCGCTTGACTCAATTAATGATCAAGTAGATATTGACAATTTGAATGAAACTCTTCAAAGGATGGGTATGGGTGGGGGTAAAAAACGGAAATCTAGGAAATCTAAGAAATCTAGGAAATCTAAGAAATCTAGGAAATCTAAGAAATCTAAGAAATCTAGGAAAGAAATGTTGGGTTGGCAGAAATGGTGATTTATTTGTGTCTCTACGCGTTATAATTATGTGTTACAACCAAATAATTATAATTTTATCAATTTATAAGTATATAGAAATATTTTGCTCATTCAAGAAATGGGCAATTCTCAATCATCAACTACAAACAAAATAAATTTCGAGGATATCCAATATATTTTAAACAAGGGTGACAGTGAGTATATTTTAATCAATACTCTAAGCGAAGCAGAGCAAAGTTGTTTGATACCAAAAACTGTTCCGGCGGCAAACGAAACAGAATTATTGAATAAGTTACTAAAAAATGGAAACAAGGACACAAAGATCATCGTATATGGGCGAAATTGTAATGATAATAAATTATATACAAAATACAATCAATTAACAACGCTTGGGTTTTACAATGTATATGTTTACACGGGTGGTCTATTTGAATGGTTGATGCTTCAAGATATATACGGGGCAAAGGAATTCCCAACCACGAAAAAGGAACTGGACATTATTAAATACAAACCAACTAAGGCGCTAAATATACAATTGTTGAAATATTGAAAAAAAATGAAACCGAAATGGAACTTAAACAGATAACTACAATTACAAACAATGGATTTGAAACAACGCAAGCTAAACAAGGCCGAGTGGGAGTCTATTGAGGTTCCTGTGTCCCAGCAAGAAGTCGATGTCTTAAAACTTATTATTGAAGGATACAACAACGTAAACGTAAAATATAACAATAACAATTCTATCTTTACGTTTTTAAAAATAGAATACACGCCAAAGATGGAGGATTATGTGTATACAAAATATTTCAGCGACCAAGTAAATACAATCGAGCAGGTTGTCAAGACTTTATATAAGGATTACGCGCCAATCCAAGTGGATAGTAAGTTCCAACTCAAAGGTGCGGATAAAATTCGTTTGGAACGTAACGACGATGTGGCATTGAAGAAACAAGACATATATGAAAATGTTTTGTTACAACACGCAGATAAAATGGTCCGCGGTAAAAAAGATAAAAACGACAAGCTGTTCACGTTCCACTATTTTACATTGTATAAGTTGCGACGGAATTCCGTGAAGGGTATCAATCGGCACATTGGCGGACTAATTGACGGATTGCTTGAGAAATTCGGCGACAGTGTCGACATGTCAGTTATAATCGAGAACGCCGTTGAATTTATTGAGAAGAACAGTAGTTTGTTGAAGTATTCCGACATGGAGTTGTATGAACACCAAAAGGAGATTTTCACATCGTGTAAAAATAAAAACCCCAAGTTGATCCTGTATATGGCACCAACAGGAACCGGTAAAACACTGACACCAATTGGACTAGCGGAATCACACCGGATTATATTTGTGTGTGCGGCGCGACATGTTGGGATTGCGTTGGCTCGCGCAGCAATTTCGGTAAACAAGAAGGTCGCATTTGCGTTTGGTTGCGCAAGCGCGACAGATATTCGCCTCCATTTCTCCGCCGCCAAGGAATTCACTAAACATAGGAAATCGGGCGGAGTTGGTAAGGTAGACAATAGCGTCGGCGACGACGTTGAGATTATGATATGCGACATCAAATCGTATTTGCCGGCAATGTATTATATGAAGTCATTCAATAGCGACGAGAAGTTGATTGTGTATTGGGATGAACCGACGATTACTATGGACTACAAGGAACACGAGTTCCATGAAATTATCAAGAAGAATTGGAGCGAGAATTTGATCCCCAATATGGTATTGTCGTCGGCCACACTACCTAAATACAATGAGCTTGACCAAACGATCCCGGATTTCAAGGACAAGTTTCACAGTGCCGAAGTATACAATATTGTGAGCCACGATTGTAAAAAGTCAATTCCAATTGTCAACAAGAGCGGCTATGTTGTGTTGCCGCATTATTTGAGTAGCTCGTATGACGAGATTATGAAGATTGCGACACATTGTGAGAATTACCTGACATTGTTGCGATACTTTGATTTGAATGAGGTTGTTAAATTTATTGCTCATGTCAAACCGCTGGTAAGCAGCAAAATGGCTTTTGAGCGTCATTTCGAGACACTAGATGATATCAATATGAAAAACATAAAGGTATATTATATCAAGCTGCTAAAAAGCTTGCAGGGGGTGGATTGGACAACGATATATGATACATTCATGAAATCTCGCGCTCCGATCATTACAACAGGCACCGCGGGTGTATATGTTACGACCAAAGACGCGCACACATTGACTGATGGGCCGACGATTTTCATTACGGATGAGATTGAGAAGATTGCTAAATTTTGTATTCAACAAGCAAATATCCCGTCGATTGTTATGGACGATTTGATGAAGAAGATTGAATACAATAACGCGCTCAATGAGAAGCTGAATGGACTAGATAATGAGTTGGAATATATTAAGGAACAGGCGGAAAAAACTATGAAGAATAGCGTATCGGCTGTAAATTCTGGCGCGAAAGTTCAAGGTCGCAGCAAGTCGACAAAGGACTTTAAAAAGCTCAACCGTGATACAGAAGAGAATTCCGGAGCAAGCAAGGGCGAGATTTCAAAAATTACGAATGAAATGAATTCTATAAGGTCGATGATTAAACAGGCAACCCTGAATGATACCTTTGTTCCGAATAAACATCATCATCTTGAGAAGTGGGCACAGGGGTTTGATACGACGAATGCGTTCACAAGCAATATCAGCGAAGACGCCGTGAATGAAATTATGTTGCTCAATGGAATTGAGGATTCCTTGAAAGTCTTGCTTATGATGGGGATCGGCGTTTTCATTAATCATGACAATATCAGGTATACAGAAATCATGAAACAGATGGCGGACGAGCAAAAGCTGTATATGATTATTGCGTCAAGTGATTACATTTATGGGACGAACTATCAGTTTTGTCACGGTTATTTGAGCAAGGATCTCAATTTGACACAGGAAAAATTGATACAGGCGATGGGGCGTGTTGGACGAAACAATATTCAACAGTCATATACACTGCGATTTCGCGACGACCAGCAAATTTTGAAACTGTTCACGTCGGATACGGAAAAGCCTGAGATCATTAATATGAACAGGCTGTTTTCATCCACCTTTTAGAAAGGTTGAGCCAAACAGATAAGGGGGCTTACCCCCGCGCAGAACAAAACAAGAGAATTTAGACCAACCTTTTCCAAAGGTTGGGTGAAACAAAAAAACAGTCCCTGTAAAAAACAAGCTATTTATAAAAAAAGTGAAATGCTTTTTTCTCTCGAAGATCATAATACCAAACTAAAACAACAAGCAATCAAACATGGAGTACATTAAGGAGGTCAGACAGGGTGTTGATGCGGGGCATGGAACGTCTTGTAACTTACACCCGGCAAATGGAGAAGGACGCGTTGGTAAGCACGGGCTAGACAAGGACTTAACTCTTGAGCAAGTCATCTTGCTGGCGCGAAACATGGAAGAGAAGCCCAACATCATAATCAAGTCGGGAAAGAACGCAAAGTGGTATTTGAAACGGTTTACGATGGAAGAGCTACCTAGTGAGATAGAGAAGCAACAACAATGGAAGGCGGAGAGGGTAGCAAGGTGCACGATGTTCATTATTGAGAACGAGTAAATAAATAAAACACAAAAATAGATAGAGTAAAACATAGATAAAATTAAACTAATTTTTTATTCACAATGAATTGGATTAATTCTGTAAGACCTTTATCGAAATCTGTTTTGATAACCCAACCCATTTTTTTGACTTTGTCATTGCTGATATAGTATCTCTTGTCATTGAAGGGTCTGTCTTCAATATAAGTAATCCAATCATTATAATCGGTGGTGTTATGTACTTTTTGTATCAAAGTCTTTGCGATTTCGAGGACGGTATATTCATCATGTTCATCACTCCCAATATTATAAATTTCACCAAGCTGCCCTTTTTCTAAAATAAGGTTCAGAGCACTACATACATCGTCAACATGTAAAAAGGCCCTAACATTTGACCCATCGCCCTGAATTGTAACCGGTTTATTGCCAAATAACAAATCTATGAAGAGGGGAATTAATTTCTCAGGATACTGGTTGGGTCCATACACGTTGTTTCCTCTTGTTATTATAATAGGCATTTTGAAGGAATGATAATAAGATTTGGCAATCAATTCGGCAGCCGCCTTGGACGCAGCATACGGATTTGTTGGACACAAAGTAGATTCCTCGATTTTCTTCGACTCGTTTTCATCCAACATCGATTCGCCATATACCTCATCTGTTGAGATGTGTATAAATCGCTCAATTTTGCCATACCGTCTTGCGCATTCAAGTAATGTATGAGTCCCAACTACATTATCTGTTGTGTATTGAAGCGAATCCTCGAACGAATTTTGAACATGTGATTGAGCAGCAAAATGAACAACAACATCTATATTGTAACACCGTAATACATGTAGAACTAAATCAAACGAACACAAGTTTCCCTTGATTAAGGTATATCGCTGCGAATCGCGGACATGCTCTGCCACATTTGTCTCGTTCGCACAATAATACATCGCATCAATGTTGAATATATTGTAGTCACTTGTATCGAATATGGTATTAATAAAATTTGACCCAATAAAACCGCAACCACCAGTAATAAGTATATTTTTCATTTAATCAATAATAATATTATATATATTAGTGATCAAACCGATTGATTTTCCGACATCTTTACTAAAACATCTCGAACCGAATCTTTAATGTTTTTGACTGAATTGTTCGTATACATCTCAAGTAACTGAGTGTCTAAGCAATTATTAGAGCGCTTTGATGCCAAAACCATATTTTGTTCTTCAATTGTAAAATTTGTCCACGTAAATTGGGGATCTACAATCTCCTTATACATTTCTAAAATTTCATTGTGACTGATGATCCCAGGATTGGTCAAATTCAGGGTTCCCGTTTTATTTTGTAGCGCGGTATCCAGCATGATAGGCAACAGATCATTCAAAACCGTCATTGAGTTTGGGGTCGAACACACACGTTCATAGTTTGTGATTTTGGTGATAAAATTGCGTTCGTTGAATTCATCTGTAATTGGCATTCGAATGCGGACATTCAATGTAGTTGTATTGTTCAAATTGTGCATCAATCGATCTGTAAACCCTTTGACAATTGAGTAGGAAGAACCAAAAAAGTTGGGCTTATCATCCTCTTTGAAACCAGTCGTTTCGTCGCCGAATAAATGTTCTTCGTCATAATCAAAAACACAACCAGTTCCTAAATATGTAAAATGGATGCCGCGTTGTTTACAAATATCCGCCAACAAGAGAGGAGCAAACAGATTATCCCTGACATTCTCAACCAGTTTGCCAGGCTTTTCCAAATAGTCGATTGTTCCTATTTTTGTTCCTTCGTATGTTCCATGTGTTCTGCCGATAAAACTCATTACATGTGTGATGCCAGCGTGGGAGTTGATTTCCTCATTTATACCATAAATATCATCTGCTCTGCTGTTTGCTTTATAGACTTCGATACTACGCTCCAATAGCAGTTGGTATACTTTACCGCCGATCCAGCCATTTGCGCCAAAAATTAAAATTCTGGGTGTCATATGTAATATAATTAGTATTATTCTAGTTTTTAAGCGATTATCTATTACATTGTATACCCACGCCAACCTTTGGAACCAAATTCTATGGTGTTTTGTTCTCTTTTTTAAACCGATGAAGATTTCAATTGGGACGCCAAAGGCGTCCGATTGAAGACTTATCGGTCAGCACCTTGAAAGATTAAAATGGGAGGCGTCCCATTTTAAATCTTCAAGGGTGTAAAAGAGAGTTGGTCCAAATCTTCACGAAGTAATGTGTAGGGTTTTTTTAGCCCCCGTGTTGAACCAAACCCCCCTTTGGGGAGAGGGGCTTACGGATTAAACGCGCCTCCCGAAGGGTTGCGCTTGTCCCTTGGGAACGTGGATTTTTAGTTGTGTATTTGTAGTTTGCTGCCAATTCTTTTGAAATAAAAATTGTTATACATGATGTTCTTATCGAGTGTTTTTGCTAATGTCTTGTCACTTATTTTTAGTTGCTTGATACATTCATATTTACATACAAATTCCGCAATTAGATTATTGTTTGCGTCATATTGGCCGACCCCATCTTTGTATAACAACGGTTCTCCGTATGTTTGTTCAAATTGTTCTTTCAAATTATCGTCACATTTGTCATATAGAACATAATAATGTCCGTTTGAGGGCGATCCGTTTTTAACTGGACTATCTAGTGCTGAATGTGATGCGTAACCATTTGACTGTGCGGCCGTTTTTCTATCTATATACACGTTCAAAATTTCTGTTTTTGTCGCATTCAACTTTGCAATATATCCTACATTTTGAACCTTTGTCTGTTTGGTTGGCTCAATGTTTACAAGTGTATTGGGATCGGCGTCCCTGTCAACAAATGCCCATCTGTATCCCCCATATACAGTTTTTTCATTTACCGCTTTGACAATACTTGGGCGTTTAAGTTTAAAATTGCTCTCCTTCAAGCATTCGGCTACCGACTCATACACTTTGTTCAACAGCATAGTGTCGGGATTGATTTGTTGTAGTCGTGGGCCGAGGGTTACCAATGGTTGATTGAAACATGTCGTTGTTTTGGTTTGCGATGAATTCAACTTTTCAAGTATTTCCTTGTTGTTTTTTTCTAGGGTGTTGTGGCTTTTTTCTAGAGTTTTAATCATTTTCATCATCTCTTGGATTGTATCGTTCTCAGCTAACTGTTGTGGATTGTTTGATTGTTGAATTATTTGCCGCAAGGTCTCATTCTCTGCTCGTAATTTATCAAGTTCAGTTTCGGTTATATTGTCAAATTGATCTTTATTCGTTTTTATCGTATGTAATATAGTTTTATACATGAGTGATTTTCCAACCAAAAATAATTCTCTATCACTTTCGTGTCCCGGTAAATCTGTAACCCTGTTTAATTTTATTTGTTTGTGATTATGTAAAAAGGTCTCAAAATCTTTACACCGTTTTACCGAAAAACAATCCAATAACAAAATATCACCGTGTTTTGTTCTACATTCGTCATATCTTGCTTTCGCACCTATTCTACTTTCGCCGATTTTGACTATGTATGTTCCATCGTCAAACGATTTAACTTTGATTATATATACAATATAACCTTGTGTTCCGAATTCTCCCAACAATATTTGTTCTCTTTCTCTTTGGACCTTGATGCTCATTTCCTTTTTGTGTGTTTCATCAATTTGTATGATTTCATTTTTGGCTTGGTCTAATTGTAATTTCAATTCATCACTTTCTTCTTGAACAACTTTGTGAATAATTTCCTCCATTTTCAAATAATATTCATGGATTTCATCTGCCTTTTTAGTTCCTGCCTTCAAACAAAGGGATTTGAATGTTTTTACATTCAACATAAAAATTTCTTTGTTGTGTCCTCCGTGTGTTTTTTTTGCTTTACTTGAAAGTGAAGCAAGTTCACTTGCTTTAGAACATTCTAAATCAAGATTTTTATAATCCTTGTCAATTGTAAAATTTTGTTCTAATATTCTTTTTGCACTACTTTTCGCTGTAAAATCTAACCATTTCCATACATTATCCAAATCAATTACAAAATCATTTTTCTGATCACAATTCAAGTAACAATAAAAGCTCGAAACAAATAATTGTTGTTCAAAGTCTGTAAAACCTTCTTGTATTTTTGTCAACAACTTACCATTGTATGAGCTTGATAACTTGGTTATCGGGTTATTCTCTATGAGGTCAACGATATTCAATGATGCGTCCATTATGTTATACAATACATGGATGTCTTTATATTGTAATTCTAACAATTGTTTTTGTTTTTATAAACAAAACCAATATTTGTTCGATGGTGTTGTTACAACAGATATACTTTTATATGTTGCTCTACGCAAACGTAGAGCAACATTGTGTTACCATAACAGTGATAATTTTTGGTTCCTCCAAGGGTGTCCATAGTATGTACTACCTTTTCAGTGTCATTAAATGGTTGAATTGTAATAAAACATTATTCAAAGACATGTCGTTACTACCTACACCTTTCAACCTTTTCGATTTAACACCATATTTTTTATTATGGTGTCAAATTATTCTAATAAATATATAAATATATGACCATATATGGTCTTCAATTGCTGTACGCCAGCCCGCCCATCCCACTCATAATTCTCAGCACGTTGTAATTGGTAGCGTAGACACGAACTTTCGCGGTTTTGGTTCCCTCAACCGTAGCATTTGAGAGCACAAGTTGGAGCGTCGCGTTATCAATTCTGGAGAAGTTGCACGTTCCCGAGGGTTGGTGCTCCTCAGGCCTCAACGCAAAGCTGTACACGTTGATACCCTCGTCCGGGTTGCGCGTGTGGGCCTGGTAAGGCTGGACCCACGAGAAGTAGGTTCCTTCGCGCTCCGAGAAGCGGTCCTGGCCGTTGAGCTGGAGCTTCGCGGTGACGACGGGGTTCTGTCCCCAGCAGTGCATGTCGAGGGAGGTCTCGGAGAGAACGAACGTTCCGGCATCGGACACGCCGGAGTTGGTGAGGTGGTCATTCGCGTCCGGGAGGATGGCATCCGGCTGAGGAACAGCCGGACCGCCGAGGTTGACCTCATTGTAAGGGTTGGAAGGTCCGTGCCAGTATCCAGTGAAACCAGCACCAAACAACTGATCAGCAGTAGGCTGGTAATCGAGGGCACCAGCATCCGTGAAGAGGCCGTTGGCATCAATGTAAGCACGGCTGTCCGCCGCAATTCCGGCAGGGCCGCCGAACGCGTGGATGGCGTTCGGGAGAGCGTCAATCGCATCAGTGTAGTTGAAGGGCTGGG